TTTAGTTCATTTGAAGCAATATTGAATTCAACCAGTTTAGACCCTGCTGTTGTTGGAATTCAAGGAGATAAAGCAAACTATTTTATTCAAAACTTTTCAAAATATGGAAGTAATTTTGTCAAAGGAGCAACTATAAATACAACAACAGGATCTCCTCCATATGATATTCTACAAATGGAACAACCATATAGCACAGGGGCGACATTATGTCCCATTCAGTCATTAGTGTTTAATACATCTTTAATTCCAATTCTTCCACAATTAATAGGTGTTCCAAGAATATTAAGGAATAATAATACTCAGGGACAAAATGATAATATAAGTAATGAAATCACAGATTTAGTGGTTAATTTAGTAAGGGGCGACGAATATTTCCCCTCAGTCCTTTATTTGCCTTCCGCCGAATATAGATTAATTGATTTAAATGGAAATTCACCAATTTCAGGAATCCAAATAAGCGTCCAGTGGAAGGACATTTATGGAATATATCATGATTTCTTTTTACAAAATAATTGTAATTGTTCCATGAAAATTATGTTTAGGCGAAAAGATCAAGGAACGGGTTAATATATAAACGAAATATTTAGGACGAAATAAAAGATTATAATTATTTTAAATATAATCTTTTAAAAATAATATCTCATATAATTATATAAAACAAAATGTCTTCCAGCGATTTTGAGAAAGTTTGCGTCCAAGACGATGTCCTCAACACTACTGACAAGGTGCGGTATGCTGTCTTTAAAGGAGCACAGAATATTACTCCCGCCCAATACAACGCTATTTCTACCAGTAATTCCAGTATCACATGGAATATCCAGTTGCCGAGTGAATCTACTGTATTCTCACGACGCATTATGGTAAGGGCGAATATTTCCGTGAAGATCACAGGAGATTTCGCTGCCACCGCACCTGCTGGTTCGTGTTTAGTTAATTATGGTTTTGCTTCCGCATTAGGACCATTCCCCCTTCAATCCCTTTGTAATACCATTCAAGCAACCATTAACAACAACACTGTCTCACAGAACCAAAGGGACGTTATGTTCCAGTTGCTCCGTTTTAATGACCGCAGAGAACTTGCCAAATATAACAACTCTTGTCCCAACATGTATGATTCATATTTGAGTTATCAGGATGCTCTTGGAACTAATAATAACCCCCTTGGTGGATGGAATAATGTAAGCAACGACCAAGATTTTCAACCCAGAGGTGCTTTCGTTCTTGACAGCATTACTGGTAATGATCCCAAAGGTTCTGTCGCATCTAACACTCGTAATGTGATTTTGAACTTTACTACTACTGAACCTCTCATGCTTTCACCCTTTATTTGGTGTGATCCTAAGAGCAATAACCAAGGGATGTATGGCGTTCAAACGCTCAATTTTGTCTTTAATCTGGGTCTTCCCAATCGTCTTGTTCGTCTTGCTAATCAGGATCTATTTGACGGCGGTGTTGCTACTATTTCTCTTCCCAATCAGGCAATTACCAACGCCCAATTACTCATGGAATTTTTTACACGCCAACCAAGTGATCTTGTTTCCAGCAGAAATGTCGTTCCTTTTGCCGAATATCCACGCTATTTAACCCCTATGGTTGCTCTCCCCGCTGGTGATACAATCACTACCAATTTTCAATCAATTCAGTTGAACTCTGTTCCTGATAAACTTATCATTTGTTGCCGTAAAGTTCTCGCACAGCAAGACGCTTTTGATAGTGATAGTTTCTTACCTATTTCCGCCATAAATATTAATTTCAACAATAAGGCGGGTCTGTTGTCGTCCGCCCGTCAGTATGATCTGTGGAGGATGAGCGTGGAATCTGGAAGCAATCAAACATACGCAGAATTTACAGGGTTTGCTAATGTTGGTTCAAATGTTGTTGTTGCTGCGGGGACAAATTCTGGTGTAAAGAAAATTTCAACTTGTGGTTCTGTTCTTTGTTTAGAGATGGGACGGCATGTAGAATTAGACGATGTTTATGCTCCTGGGTCAATCGGTGCTTTTCAACTTCAATTTCAAACTACCTTTACTAATAACACTCCCGATGCTATTAATGATACTACAAATCAGTATGAGATCGTGCTTATTACCATGAATAGCGGTGTCTTCACAATTGAGCGTGGAACTTCACAGACTTATACTGCTATTCTGTCCCGTGCCGATGTTCTTTCAGTTTCTTCTCAACCTTCTTATTCCAAATCATCTGTTGCTCGTCTTGTTGGTGGTTCTTGGGAGGATTCATTCAAATCCCTCTGTTCCTCTATTGCCCCTTATGCTGGTAAAGCAGAACAGGTTAAGGATCTAATTATGGGTAATGGAACTTCTGGTGGTGGTGCTTCTGGTGGTGGTTTGTCAGGTGGTCGTATGCGAAAACATCTTGCTTCTTAATTCATTAATATATGGCGGATATTCTATGTATAGAGTTCGTAAGTCCATCCCATATTGGGGTTTTATCATTAGTTTCTCCCCTACCTATTTGTATTTTTTACTTTAAAAAACTCAAAACCGCCTTGGCACAGAGGAAGTGCGTGGGGCTCATAACTCCAAGGTCGTTAGATCAAAACTAACAGGCGGTATTTTTTTATTTTATAACATCCCACATGGGGATTTTATAAAATCAATATTCAATATGGAAAATGGTGGCATGGAAAATATTTCTGTGCCTCTACATCTGTAATCCAAGATTGAAGGAATTTTAAATCAATTTCTTTCGCTGTATTAGCATTTGTTATTCTTACAAAATCATTAAATATACTTCTTCTACCACCACTCAAAGCACTTTCAGGAATCATTAAATCTTTAATGTTTTCCCATTTGTGGTATTTATTTCTTGCTATATCATTTCTTCTTACATAAAAATCACCACCCTCTGTTTGGAGTAGTTCATATTCATAAATATCTATACGAAATGACACATTATTTTTTTTGGAGATCCTGTAATATATTCTCTTATTTCTATAAGGCGATTGAACTTCAAATGAATTTCCTACATCTATAAGGTCAGTTTCAAATGGATTATCATAATATTCACTAAATGCTTTAAAATCATCTCGCATATCTCTATATTTCACTTCAATTTTTACTGGTTGTTTTTCTTGTTGCTCTTTCCAAATATCTCTACTCAAATTAATAAGTTGAAGGTATAATCCCTCAGGGATATTATCGGTGTTCTCAAAGAGAAGTTCTGCCAGTTGGGAGGTTGCCATGTTATAATATATATAATACACTTCTCTTTAAGTGATTATCTTATTATATAAATACTAAACAAAATGTCTGTATGTGTTAGATATATATATCACGATTCTTTTAAATACCGACGGGTAAAAGAACGGGTAAAAGAACGGGTATAGTAAGTAGGAACGGGCATTCACATATGGAACGGGTAATGGGACGGGACGACATAGGGACGGGCGACAAATTATATATTTCTCTTATTATATATATACTAAAAAGGCACTTAAAGAGAAGTGGATATATACTATTATAATGGCATACAACATGACAAACGCACAAACAAAGAAGGACTATATTAAGGCACAAATTCAATATGAAATTGAACTTAATGAATTTATTAATGACTACATAGATGATCCCATGAGTGAATTGGAAAACCAAATCGCATGTGTATATGATAATGATTACAGATGTAGTCATGATATGATAATGAATAGATATACCACATGTGAGAAAGTGAAATTTCTGGTGGATGAATGGAAGAGTTTGGGACTAATTGAAGCATTTATTAATTGTGAATTATATGCGAAACACTTTAATTTTCACAAAGATCTTAATGAAGATGAATATAATATTTTGGCAATCAAGTATATTGTAAAAAACAATTTAGTATAAATTAATATAAATTCTCCATAGTAATTATTATTTTTATATAATATTATTTTCTAATACTATTATATAAAATGGCAAGTTATAGAAATCCCTATAATATAGCAATAGCAAATCACCAAAAACGATTAGATGTTGCTAATCTTAAAAACGATTTTGCTGAATCATTAATTCAACCTCTACATGGGGGCGGAATGAGTGGTGGTGGAATGAGCGGAGGCGATTTTTGGAGCGATTTTGCCGATGGCTTCATGATGGTTTGGAATCCTATTATAGATGTTGCTGGTAAAGTTGCTCCTTTTCTTCCACTTGTAGGTTTAGGTGAAGATGGAGAAGATTATGGTATGGGAATGAGTGGAGGCGACATGTCTGTAAATGCTCCTTATATTGGATATACTTATGGATCTGGTATGAGTGGAGGCGAGGAAAGAAGTTTGGTGAATCAACCTTATATAGGTTCTGGATATAGTGGGGGTAATATTGCGAATGGCGGAATACCTCCTTTTAATGAGATCACGAATGCTGGTATGAGTGGAGGACGAGCAAGTGATAAACCTTTATGGGTTGTAAAACAAAATGATTATTGTTGTGTTAAAAATGGTAAAAAGGCGATGCCATGTAATGGAAAACCTCTTCCAAAGTCATTTATGAATGATTATGAGCGTAAAGGAGCAAGATATAGGCAAGGAAAATTAGCAAGTCAAGGGGCGGGAATGAGTGGTGGAGATGAAATAACCGACACAGATCACCCTGTCAAATTAAACCCTGAATTACAAGCAACCATGTTTTTAGGTGGTCGCAAACCTTCGTCTGTTTCAAAAAGAGAGAAAATTGGTATGGTTCAGCAAGTAATCGCTGACATGTTGAGAAAGAAAGGGAAGGGAATGAGCGGTGGAGATTTTTGGAGTGATCTGGGTGATACTTTTTCAAAAGTTGCTCCTTTTCTTCCTCTTCTTGGTCTTGGTGAAAGTGGTGGTGGTTTGTCAGGTGGTGCTATGACTTACGAACAGAATATGAATATGGCGGATGCCATGGGAGATATATTTTCTGGTATGGGACAAAGTGGCGGTGGAGTGTCTGGTGGTGATTTTAATATTGGAGATATTGCGAGTTATTTATTAGGTCCTTCCAGTCCATTACTTGAAGGTGCTGGTATGAGTGGCGGAAAAAGGCGAATGAATAAAAAAGTGGCAAGTGCTATGCTTCTTCAACAACTTAAAAATATTCATGGACGGGGTTTAAGTGGTGGCGATTTTGACTGGTCTTCTCTTCTTTCATTTGCTCCTCTTCTTCTTGGTCTTGGTATGTCTGGCGGTCAAATGAATTTTGGTGATCTGGATGAATTAGAACCTCTTGTAAGTGGTCTTGGAATGTCTGGTGGTGATTTCTGGGATGATCTGGGTAAAGGTTTCAGCGATGCTTGGAGTTGGATTACTGATACAGCAATTCCTGCTATAACTCCTGTTATTGATACTGCTGGTAAAATAGCAGATGTTGCTGGGAAGTTTTCAGGTAATTCAGGCAAAAAGGAAGGCAAGGGTGTAAGTGGTGGAATGTATGATAAAGCAAAATATGGTGAAATTGGTCTTGCTGGGATGGGTGTTTCAGGTGGTAAAAGAGATCTTGCTACAACCAAGAATGGTGATTTTTACAGCGATGTTGATTTAACTGGTATGGGACAAAGTGGCGGTTCAAAAGCAAGTGATACAAGAATGAAAAGTGGTGCTATTCAACTTTACAAAGGTGGTAAAAGAGGTTTGAATAAACAACAGCGTCTCGCCCTTAAAATCGCACATCTTCAAGGAAAAGGGATGGAGAAAATAGAAGATATGGAAGAAGGTGAGAAATTCGCAGATGCCATGGCAAGAGCAAATCCTGCTGTTAATAAGATCCTTGGAGAAGTTCAAAAATCAACAGAGAAAGATCCAGAACCACCACATGCGAAAGGTTTAGGGGTAAGTGGTGGTAAGAAGACTTCTAAATGGATTACACATGTGAAAGCATACGCAAAACAACATGGAATCAAATATGGTGAAGCATTAAGTAAAGCAAAGGCAACTTATAGGGGTTAAAATTTAGTGGGGCAGATCCTAATTTGGTGGGTCAATTTGTTAAAACTCGGGGATATTTGAATACTATATATATTTGTCTATGACTTTTGTTATTTTGCCCCACTAAAACAAAACTTGCCCCACTAAAAATTAAAATATAGATATAATATATAAAATGAAAGCAATACTTTTCTTGTCAGCATTAATGTTCGCCACATTTTGTGAAGGAATCCCAACCACATCCGCCAAACTCCTTGTAGGTAAGACTACTCCTCCTCCCGTCGTCAAACCCGTCCCAGTCAGTAGCAAAAAGGTAGAAGTATTCATAGACGAAATTGGTAAATCTTTGACTTTGGAACATGAGAACGCTTTAAGATTGGTTAGATCACAGCAAAGAGTTTCACTATTGAAGAAGCAGAAATTGGATGTAATTAGTGAAAAACTTTCAAATATTACTGGAACTTATACTCTACTTACAAAAGAACGCCAGAAATCGCTTACTGATTATCAATCTTACATGGCAGATTTTAAACAGGTTCAGGATCTCATAGACAAAAACAAACTGGATTATGAAAGTGAGATGAAATTTTTGGAAGAGATTAAGGGATATATTAAAAAGGTTAAGAATTCTAAATGTATTTTTTAGTATAAATAAAATATTAATTAAAAATTATTTTCTAATTAATATTATATAATGGATAGATTAGAAGCGTTATTGAATGGTAGGAAACTACAAGTGAAAGATCCTGTTTCAAAGGAACAAGTTAATCATGCGACCGAAAGAGCAAGGTTAAATAATGCTGATAGATATTTTAATCAAAGAGTTTATGATAATGAACTGAAACAAGCGAATTTATACAACCAATCTTCTATGCCTAATGAACCCAAAGATGTTAATGTGGGATTTAAAATTAATGTTTATGTGATTAGATTGTCCCAATTATTAGGATTTAAGAGTGATTTGGATAAAATGCTTACAAACTTTTTCGCTGCTGGTGTAAGTATTCAAAAATTAAGAGGAACAACACGGGAGGCACAAACCGCAACTGATTTTTTCAAGAAAAGTGAAATATTAGCAACTTATAATGAATTAATGTTGTATATCAAAACATTCGCTCAAACAATAATTAATGACGACGCATTTAAGGCACAAATTTTTAATTCTTCATTTAATCCTCTTACGCAATTAATGGGAGATACTGCTAATCTTTACCCAGCATTTTTTGATAAATTACCAGCACCTGAAATAGCACAGGGTGTAGAAAGAGCAGAACAAAGAAAAATTTATGAAACGATTAGAGAACAAAGCATAGGTTGTTATTCACTATTTAACACCATGGCGAATTTTATAAATAATATGATCTTTCGTCCAATTGTTAAAGACGATGTTGAATTATATATTAAAGATAATGGTGTGAAACAAATTTTCACTCAAAATTCTTTAAATCCTCCTGCTGTTCTTCCAATCCCAGCACCTTTACAACCACAACCACAAGTTCCAGATCCTAATGCTCCACAACCACAAGCACCAGTATATTTTGACGCTACACCTGCTAATTTAAAACAAGCAGTAGAAGCGTATTCAGCACAATTAAATCCTCCCAGATATTTATTTAGTGCTGATAGTGCCGCTAATCCAAATACAGATTTAGATGGTGTATATCAATCTATTCCAGATAAAGACCCTGCTACACCACCAGAATTTTTTAAGAAAAAAATTGGATTAGAAATCCAGAAAATACGGGCAGAAGTTAAACTGGCACATCCTGCGGAAACTTTCCCTAAACAAGCAGTTCAATCACCAACAAATGTAAATGTAGCAATACAATTATACGCAGATGACAACCAACAACAGGGACAACCGCAACCGCAACCACCAGCACCTCAACCGCAACCACCAGCACCTCAACCAGCACCAGCACCACAACAGGGACAACAAGTAGGACCATCTTTAAGAGATGTTGCCTTGAATGAATCATTACAATCAGGAGATCCTATCACAACTATTGGAGATGTTTGGGCGGCGATGAATGGAGACCAAATAGCACAAGATTTGGGACTTAATGCGAATGAATCAAATGATTTGAGAGCAGTTGTTAGAGATACTCTTATTGTTGTTAGACAACTTGAAGATCAACGAGGAAGTATATTGAGAGCAAAAGTTCCAGCAGATATAGATGCTGTTTTAGCAGGTGAAGCACAAGCAACCATGGTAAATATGGATAGATTACTTCCTGACGCACAAGATAAGCGTAGATTTATTCAAGAGACCATTAATGGTATGCGAGATGTTAGAATTGGTTATAGAAATATAAAAGCACAAGATGACAACCGACCAGATTATCAACAAAATAGAGAAGAAAGAACACTTTATGGTTTGGGACATGCTGAACGAAATAATAATCTTGCTATGAACGCTGTTTTTGATTTTGAAAACATGGCAAGGCGTAAAGCACAACATACAGATATTCCAACAATAACTGAAATTACACCACAGATGTCAGGATATGAAGAACAATTGGCACATTTAATTACTAAAATGAATCTGGATAGACGACTTGAACCTTCATCTTTTGGAAAAGGTAAAACCGAATACAGACAAGGTGTAGTTCAACGAGCAGTAGGTATGCCGAATATTATGGAATATGACCCAAAAGCAGAAGCACTTAAAAGAGGAAAAATAATGAGCGGAGGTTGTGATCTAACAGGATCTATGCGTGGAGGTATGAATAATGTTGAATGGAATTATGCTGGATATGGTGAAGTAATGGATGAAGAGGATACACCATTTAAAAGAATGATTGGTGGAATGCCGAATCCTTTTACACCTAATTATGCCCCAGTTAGTGGTGGTGATCTATTGCCATATGATAGTAGATTTAGCGACGAAGAAGATGACGATTATTACAACGAGATAATAACAGGAGAAGGAGAACATTATGCCGACATGGAGAAACCAGTTGATATGGACGAAAATGCCGACACCATAAGAAAGAATAATGAAAATTACAAGGTATTTACTGGTAAAATGAAGAATGTTAAATATAAGAATTAAATTTTAAAAATAAATTATCTATATTATATATAATACTATAATATGGATATTACCGAAACAAAAGATGGAATTGATAGAGCAATTGCCACATGGGTAAATGCTTTAAAATTTAATAATAGTCCAATCGTTCAATTAGGCACTTCTTCATTTAAAGCACAACAATATTTTAGCGATTATGATTTATTTAGTCCAGTCAATAATAGAAATATGACTCCTGAAAAATCATGTAAAGAAGTCAATAAAATCATGAAGAATTTAAGATCTCTTGAAAATATCTGGTTTATTGAATTTAAAATACAAAACAAGGACGGGTCAAAAGAAAAATTCTATGAACCTGATATTGATTGTAAAAAATTTGAAAAATCAGTAAAAGATTTGGATTATCTAAAAGGTGATTTTGTAATATTTATTAAAGAAACTCAAAAACTTACAGAATTATCAATTATTTATTCATTTAGTGATATGCCACCAAAAGAAGATCTTATGAAAGCAATTAAGGCAGATTATGATTATTACAAAGGAGAAGGAAATATTTATAAAGCATTAAAAAGGGCATTTTCAATTTATAGATTAAGAGGAGATAAGGCAAAAATGGTTGAAATTAGTAGTATATTTAATTCTCCTACTGGTTTATTATATACCATTAGTAGCAATTTGAAAGCGATTAAATTAATTTTAGAAGGAAATGTTAGTGGCGATAATATAGAGGGTAAAGTTAAGGTTAATTTACAGGATATTTCTAATGATATTGAGATGCCTTTGAAAACAGAGAAGGATATTGATAAAGCAATCAAAGAATGCGATGATTTAATAACTAAACAAACCAAAGAATGGTTGAAAACACATAAATCGGTATTATTATAAAAAAAATCTAATTATATATTATATACATTTAAAACATGAATGAATTTAATTTAGTCAAAGAAGGAAGACCCTTGTGTAAAGTCATTAATGGTAAATTGAATGGAACTATCATAAGTGTTGCTCCAAAAGGTGAAGTAAATAAAAATACATTTCCAGTTATACGCCTACCAGAAGAAAGTCAATTTTCACTTATTCCAGATCACACAAAAGAGCGTGATATTATTTACATTACAGGTGCTTCTGGTTCGGGAAAAACAACTTTTACAGCAAATTATATAAAAGAGTATAAAAAAACTTATAAAAAAAATGAAATATATGTTTTTTCAGCACTTAAAGAGGATGAAAAACTGGATTCATTAGGAATTAAGCGTATTAAAGTTGATAAAAACTTAATAGAAGATCCTTTAACCATAGATGATTTTAAAAATTCATTAGTAATTTTTGACGATATAGATGTGATAGGTGATAAAAAACTAAGAGAAGCAGTTTATAAAATCCTTAATGCGATTTTAGAAACAGGTAGGCATTCAAAAACCTCATGTGTAAATACAAATCATTTACCTACTGCGAAAAATGAAACAAGAAGAGTTTTAAATGAAGCACATATGATAGTATATTTTCCACACTCTGGAAGTGTTAGAGGTATTAATTATTTATTGACTGATTATGTAGGTTTAACAAAGGAAGATATACAGATCATAAAAGGTATGAAATCTCGTTGGTGTTGTATATTCAAAAATTATCCGCAGATTGCCATGACAGAGCGTCAATTGTGGTTTGTTGGTGAGGATGATTAATTACATTAAACCATCTTCTGTTATATCTACAATAATATTTTCATCTGCTGGTGGTTTCCATCCCATCCCATGTGGTTTAGGATCAACAATATAAAATTCACCATTACCACCCTTTAAAACATCTTTAATTGCTGTTTCTTTTAATTTTAAATCTTCCGTTGGCGTATTTATTTTTACATGTGTTAAACCATTAGTAATAGGGGGACGGGATACACCTGTTTCATTTTTATACATACTATTATACTTATCAATAATATCTGGGTCAATAATTGGCGATATATCAAATAAATTTTTTAAATCTGTTTTAATTAATGAAAGCATGTCTTTTGGATTTTGTCGTTGATCTCTTGAAAGTGATAATTCTATCTGTATTTTTTTTGATATTTGGGAAAAGGTTAAACCACAAATTCTATGTCCCTCTGCTCTCTTTTGTAATTGGAAATAAGAATCAATAGATTTTATAACAGATACAAAAATAGATCCTGTTGAAAGTATGATAAACATGTCGTCGTTTTGAATATTCATTCCTGTAAGTAATCCAATCACACTTGAAAGAACTATAACAGGAATATTTATGATATTACTTCTAAACTGGTATTTCTCATGTGAAAGGTTATGTAAAATAGAGTAAGATTCTGCTTGTTCTGCTTGTTCTTTTAATAGCAATTCTAAATCGCTGTTATATTGAATGTCTTTAATCATTTTATATATATATATAATATAGATAAAATGTTTAGTAATCAACTGAAAGAATTAAAAATTCCAATTAAAACATATTTAAATACAGCAAAACAGAGGGCAAAAAATGCTGGTTATGATCCTAAACTGCTGTCATTAAGTAAGGATCATGAATATAAATTAAATTACGATGGTGTTAATTTTGGTAGAACTGGATATGGTGATTTTATTATTTGGAGCATTTTAGAAGATAGAGGTTTGGTTGAAAAAGGGTATGCTGATAAGAAACAGAATGTGTTTCATGCCTCACATAGTAAAATAAAAGGTGATTGGAGGAATAATCCAAAATCACCTAATAATCTCGCATTAAAAATCAATTGGTAGCATCTTGTTCTTCTTGAAGTCTTATAACATTCTCCATGTGGTTAAAATTATTCAATACACTCTGTCTATCAATATCATAAAATAGAATTTCCCTTTTTGATATATCTATTTTAGAAAATCCTGATTCGGTTGCTTCATATCGCACAGCAAATTTTATGGAAGTTTCACCTCCTATTTTTGAATACCAATTTCCTAATATATTATATCTATAAATCATTTTATAGCATGTAAGAGAACATTTATTAATTTTCAATATTTTTAAAAATACCTTATCATTACCAAGAGAACATAATTGTAGGAAATCATTTATCATGAATTCTCTATGATAAGAAAAACCATCTGTTTTCATAATTGAAATTTTATGTTGAAAATTACCATTCATTCCAATAACATTACTAAATCTTGGTTCAATATATTTAATCATATGAAGTGTATGGGGTTCTACTGGTCTTGTTTGTTTTTCTTCAAAGATCTCCTTTGAAATATTCATTAGTTCCAAATACAATCCTTCTGGGATTTTATCGGTGTTATTGAAGAGGGTTTCGGTGAGTTTGGAGGTTGCCATATTGTATGCCTTATATGTATATATACACACTTCTCTTTATATTGTTTTTCTTAGTATATATATAATAAGAAAAATATTAAGATGTTCCAAATGGAAGCGTTTTCTCTTCCCCGTCGTCCGCCCGTTCCTCTTGCCTATCAATAACTGCGTTTTGTTCTAACGCTCTTTTTCTTATGATCTCCCCTAATGAATCCACATGTTCGGTTGGTGGTTCAGGTGTGGTTTTACGCCACCGCTGAAACCATTTCATGTATTCGCCTATATAGTAAAACATTTATTGTATATAATATATAATTAGAAAATATATTATATAAATAATCCTAAATTGTTTTAAATTTAATTTTCAATATTATCCATAAAGTCTTGATTTAATTTCTTTGCTACTTCTTTAAGCATATTAGTTTCAAGAAATTTAATATTATTTTTTTCCTCCAATTGTATTCTAAAATATGGAGAATTATTCACAAGTTTAATAAATTGTGGTTGAAATTGTTTGACACAATTAAACCATGCTTTTTCGCTTTTAATAGGATCATAAATATTAAATTTAATTTTCCTATTTAATGATTTTTCAACAAGTTCTCTTAATTTGTAGAAGTCATAATCATTAGTAAGGTAATTATAGCATTCTTCAATAAGGAATTCTTTTTCTTGGTTGTTGAGGTTGTAAAGGGTATTAGTTCTTGGCATGTTGGTATTATAATATATATAGCAACTATCTCTTTAAGTGATTTTATTTAGTATAAATATAATAAACAAATTAATTGAGATCTTATTTTTAGGGGGGCAGAATTATTTTAGTGGGTCTATTTGTGTAAAGTCTGCTATATAAATAGTATCTTTTGCTTTCTCAGGGAGTTTTGATTTTTTGCCCCACTAAATGTGAATTTGCCCCACTAAAATTGAGTGTTGTAGTTTCGGTAGGATCACGCATGTTGAATGTCCCCATCTCTTAATATATATATACTAAATAAACACTTAAAGCGAACATGGAATATACATATATAAGTGAAACAACACACACAACAAGGATTCTATGGCATCCAAAATTCAAGAAAAACTTGGAATGGATAATGAAGAATATAAACTCTATCTTGAAGAGATGGAAGAAAGGAGAAAAAGAGATGAAGAAGAATTTATAAGAATGTCATGTGGAACATGTAATAGATGTAAAACTGAAAAAGTGAAATTATATGGATGGCAAGTTTGGGATATTTGTGATAAATGTATCAAAAATATTCAAAAGTTAGAAAAGAAATCAGCGACAACCAAAAGTAATTCTGGGAGGAAGTGAAATACTAACATTAGGGTTAGGACAGAGGGCAGGTAGAACCTTTTTACCAAGATCTAAAAGAAACTTGGGAGGACGAGGAAGAGGACGAGGCATTTTATATATTTATATGAGAAATTAATTTATCTCAAATCTACTAAATTAGCAACAATTTCGTCATAACTCAAACCAGTTGCTTTTTTAACTTCTTCCAACATTTCAGTAAATTCGTCAAGTGTAGTATTATGTTTGACTAATTCACTTGCTCTAAGTGTATCATATGCCCCACATGTGGCAACATTTGATTTTTTAGATTGGTATTGAACGGGGTTATATATTACTCTAAAAGGCGATTTATCTAATAACATGCTTAAATATGGTTTATCTTCCCCTAATTGAACTCTCATCCCTATTGGAGTCCATGATAAAGGAGCATCTATTTTAGATCCATACGAACAAAAGAATTCAATAGTATCTATGCCATTATCTTTGTAGCGTGAAACCAAAACCCAGTGTCCCACATTTAAGGATCTTTCATAAAGTAGAAAAAAGAATGATTTTTGTTTTGGTAATAGTTGGGTAATATCTGTATAATTTTTTAATTCACTATATTTTAATATTTTCGCATTTGGAAAGTATTTCTTTATATCGTCATCTCCCATGGGTTCTTCAACAATTTCAGCAATTTCAGGGTTTGATTCACCAAACTTCTTTTTTACTTTTGATTTTTCAACTGGTGTTAATTGTTTTTCACCTGTATCATATTTATCTTTGGCGTATAATTTCCCACCTTTAAATGGTTTTAAATTTTGAGATCCTTTAATCTTTTGTTTTTCTTCAATTTGTAATTTTAAATTTTCTGGGTCTATTTCATCCCGTGTAAGTGGCGTATCTTTTGTGATACGCTTGGACGGGCGATAGACGGGGTATTCTTTATTACCTACATCCGCCCATTCTTCTTTAAACCAGCGTTTTAATTTACGCTCCCCGTCATCTTTAAATCGTCCGCCCAGTTCCTTATATTTTTTAATTACCGCCCCTGATCTATAAGCACTTGGTTTTTTATAACGAGGATAAACAATTTCTTTCGCCTTTTCATATTTCGCTTTATCAATTGGAATAGCACCACCAGTTAATCGTTTAGGATCTGTTCTATAAAATCCTGAATTGGCAGATATTCCTGATCCTGTTTTCCCCTCATTACATAATTTACACGCTTCTTCTTTCTTTATTCTTGCTTCTTTCTGTTCTTCTGTTTCGCCCAACTTACTAATTTCATTAAGTAAATCACTTCCCACATCTTTCGCAATTCCCCACCAGTCAATATCGCCACCAACAATATCAGTAATTTCAGGTTCTACGAAATTAAGATCTTCAAAGTCTTCGTCGTCAAAATAATCACCACCAGTTAATGAAGGTATTTTCACTTTTGGAACAAGTCGCATTCCAAAATTATCAACTTTATTCGTCAATTTTACAGATGGTTTCATTTTATATTCAATATCTTTAAATCCCTCATAATAAACCAAATGGTGTGTTCTTCCAAATCGTTTATATACTTTAACAATATCTGGATGTTGTTTTCTCAAATGTTCTACTTTCGCTTTCATGGCATCTTCGTATGCTCCTTCACTATATATTGTATCTGTATTTCCTCCTTTGGTTGTCATGGTTGCTAATTTTCCAGCAAGTAAAGCATTAAACAGACATGTAGCATAACCTTTCTTTAATACTCTAATGCTTAAATCCACATCTTCATTATATCTTCCACGCCATTTTTCGTCCAATATATCTTTAAGATCATTTGAAATTAAAATACTACTATAAATTCTTGTATTTTTTGTTAGTGGTTTTAAAAATGTTGCTACTCCAAACATGGCGTAGTTATGTCCTGCCATTTTAATATTTTCAAATCTATCAACATAATCTTCAACAACTTTAAATGCTACACCACCTTTTACAAGTGTTCGTTGATTGTTGTTTAATCTGTAATAACCCCTGATATTATCATCCAAGATCCAATGGCGTTTTGCTCCAATACTTACGCTATGATTCCAAACGAAATTTCGTGCTGGTATTCCACCCTGATTTAATCCAAGATATTCTTTTGGTAATATTAATATTTTACTTTCAGGAATACCTGAATCAATATAATTCTGTTTTTCTTGCGGTTCAACAACTATTTTATATGGAATTTCCGCCCAATCCAAATATCTACTTGTATGTCGTTTTTCCCATCTTCCTTTTGAAATAATATAAATTGGATATTTTGTTTTATTGTCTTTTTTGTCTGTAATATACATTTTGGTTTTGGATTGTTCTGTGAGATCCTCAGGGAATGCTGGAAACCATGCGAAAGTAGAAACAGGATTAATTGGAACACCAAATATTTTAGTTAATTTTTCATTTATTGCTGAATTTTGTTTATCATAATAAAGCATAAATGAATATCTATCAAGTTGTTTTTCATTCACTTTATATTCAGGCATTTCATACCAAAAACAACCTGCTAATAGACTATCTTTTTCCGCTAATTCTTTATTTGGTCTTTTGTAATTAAGTCCCTTAAAATAACTTGCTCCAAATATTGGTTTAAGTTTATTTACAACCTCATTCATTTCATGTTCGGTATTAGTATGAATTGTGAATCCTTTTGTGAATTTTTTATCTATATAGACTTCCTGATCTATATTCATTTTCCCGCCATTCAATACATTTTCGTATGACATAGTATTATATTATAATGAGATAAAATAATATAATAAATCTTATATTTTTATTATTACATTAGGCACTCGCATAAATGTAATCTTTCTGGGTTGCGGTGCTATGTCCCATCGCCTCGGCATCCTTCTCCTGTTCTTTAATGGTGTCGCCATATTTGCTTGTTAAATAAATATGTCTTAATTTACTACTGGCAATTCCCTTTCCTAAAACACTATTAAGAATGCGTGTAATTGCGTTTATCTGTGAAACTCCTTCCCCGTCCCGATATACCAAAAATTTCGCATCTTCAACGCCTTTGGGTAATTTACCACTTTTTAGTAATGGATGAAATTTCAAATAGATCCTTAAAACTTCCGCCATTTCTGGTTTAATTGATTCTACTTGTTGATTATATTTCTTTGCTGTTTTGTATGCGTTGAAAATAAATTCGGCGGTGCTTCTACTCAAATAATTCTTTTCGTTTGACATGTCGTTCTTATATTTTTCAACAATATACATTTCCAAATAGTCGCCATTTCTGCGTGGTGGTTGGAGTGTGTAAAGTGAAAGAACAACATATTTCAGTAGTGTTTCATATTCAGGCGGTGAAATAGTTTTCTTATCTTTAAATTCATTTACTTCCTTTTTCAGTTCTTCTGCCTTTTCTTGTATTACTTTCCATGCTGGTAGTTCGTCTGCGGTATGAACTATATTTTTGACTTCTTCATTCATATTCAACATGAGATCATAATATTTTCCATATAGTTTCTTAATTTTGGAATTATTGTCGGTATTTAAAGCACTAACAATTGAAATAAGAAAATTTCGTTTGGTTGTAGGTTTGTATTTAACAAGTTTTTCAACTATTTTCTCTGGTTTTTCAAGGAACTTAAAACTGGTAATTTCTTGCCCGTCGTTCAGTTTTCGCAGATTATTCATGTAAAGTTTAATGGAAGAACCAGAGATATTCTTTTCCTGAAACTTTTTCTCTAAATCATTTTCAAAAGATGACATTTTCTATTATATAATATACATTAGAAAATATTTCTATATATTTTTTCATTAAATAATCTGTATTAAATTTTCAATTGGAATATACCAATATAATTTATTTTTATTGTTCTGTGATCCATCTGTTCTCTTAAAGGTGTCAGTTTTAAATGTTTTAAATAATTCAGGATCATAATATATATGATACAATCCATTTGTAAAATTAAATAGAAATACATAATTTGTTCCTTCCTTAACCTTATCACATGGGATTATAGTTGTTGGGAATGATTCATATTTATTTTTCCTACTTTTTAATTCATATTTATATTTTTCTCCTAAATAATCCTTTGTATCAAATCGTTCCGCCGTTTGAGTAATACTATCATTAAAAAATGAATTCATCTTAATTAGTATTTCACTTTCCTTTTCCCTTCCATAGGTGTAATCCTTTTCCATAATATCCTTTAATGCTCCAACTAACATTTTCTTATTGTATATATAATAAGTAGATATTATTTAAATTGGTTTATAACGCAAATAATATAATTAATAAAACTATATTATTATAATTAATAATCTAAACATGTGGAATTATTTATCAAGATCACTTATAATTTGATTTATTGGGTTTTCTTCTTCCACTTTGTGTTCGTATCCCTTAATGACACTTATACCAGAAGATGTATGAACTTCAATATCATTAAATGATAAAGCATTCCTTAATTTCTTACCTGTTATATGTTCGTGTTTTTGTTTTCCTTCATTATATTCATTAAGTAAAGCAGAAGTCCTTGTTTTGACTTTATATTTTTCTTGATCTTCTTTTGTCATTTTCTTCCACTCTTCTTTTGAAGGCAATATTTGTTTTTGATATTTTGAATCAAACCAAAATTTGAAGGCATTATTCTCTTCAATATATTCATCTGTTGATTGCTTACACAATTCGCTCACTTTAAAATCACATCCTTTGATATTTCTATTCGCATGTGCTATTTCAAACATGTAAAGCATGAATTCATTAATATATTTTTGACTTCCTACAACATCCTTTAATTTATCATTAACTGGATGCTGGTGGTCGTCAGTTAAATCTGGATTTGATAAAAACCTTTCAGTAAATGGAATACACTTCAACCTTTCTACAATTGCTTTGTCAAGTTTGTTTAATGTTGGTTTGTTATTACATTGGAGGAATACAGAAAATGTATTTTCAAAGGTTTTATTCTTTTCATATAACCCTCTACTTGTGATCTTATCCCTACCAGTTAAACCTTTAACGAATTCCACATTAAGACAACAATTTTCAGCACCATTATCTGGTTCTGCCACAGATAAATACCTGATTCCATTACATTCACTTAGTGTTGGATTAGGAACTCCTGCCCTGATAATAGTTGTCAAAAATGTTGGTTCTGCTGTATAGTGATATTTTCCAAGAGCAACTTTGATTAATTTATCCAAAACACCTTTGCCATTTCTACCCTTGCCTGTAAGAACATAGAAGTTCTCAAAACGATTACTGAAAAATGATAATGCTGTTGCCTTCAAGTAATATTCTCTTGTATCTTTATCAGGAAATATTCCCTCAATAATTTTTACGATTTCTTCTCTTGTTGTTGGGTCTTTTTTAGTATTAATATCATATCCACATGTTCTACATACATAATCATCTGGTTTTATATTCCTGAATTCATTTGTTTCAAGATCATATAACATATTATTAAATGCTATGATATTTGTATTTCTATCAATCATTTCTTCAATCTTGTCATTATAATAAAGGTCAGGTAGAAAATCTATTACACCTTTACAGAATGAAGATTGCCCTAATTTTGAATATATTTTCATGATACATTCATTTTTTTCTTTGAATTCTTTGTCTTCTGGATTTAATAGTTTTCTTTGTTCGTTGAAATATTCACGAAGAGTAAATCCAATATTATTAATTAATGAAGTAGGTTTTTCATCCCCAGTATTTACCAGAATATTTGAAGGTCTATATTCCCACCATTTACTGACTTTGGAATAAGCATATTTATTTGGTTGAATATTGTAATATAAAATAGCAAGATCTAAATTATTGATATTATTTTCAATCATTAAATAAAAATCACTTCTCTTGAATTGTAGATCATTAAATGTATCTTTATTTACTTGTTTCAACCATTCCCAAAGTGTCGCTTGTGTTAAACCTGATTTCTTTTGTATTCCTTCCCATATTCTTTTGTTGTTGTTCTCATGGTATTTATCACCACCATATAATTTAGAGAATTCGTCAAATATTTTGTAATCCCAACCTTCATTTTTCCATATGAAATTAATATTAATCCAGTCAGGAGTATTATACCATTTATTATGAGGAATTTTATTACACAATTCTCTTAATACTTCATTAAAATCAGTAGTTATTATTTTCTTTGATAATGTGGGTTGCTGACTTGTGCTACTGGTTGGGACTTGTTGGATTTCTACATGGGGATTGGTTTGAATCATGGGTGGGATGATTTCGCAACCAGTCGTATCTTGAATAACATTTTCACTAAGATCACCCTTAATTATCTTACTAATTCTACTTTTATCTTGCCAGTTTTTGTAGGCATTAGGACATCTCATTTTATGTGTTTTATCAACATTTGGATATACACTTGTATCAATATTAATTTGATTTGGTGCTGAGGAAATAGTAATAGGGATTATTCCCTGAAATAATGTTTGTAGTCTTGGTAGTTCATCTTTAATAATCCATTCACGCATAGTAGCAACCTCGGCAGTCATTTTCTTATATAAAATAACAAAAGATAATTTATTTTTGATTTTTAATTCAGTTTCTTTCGTTTCCTTATTATAATTATATATTTTTGCTTGATATTTACTACTTGTTCTAATACCACATAAGGGTTCATAAGACATAAGAGCATCTTGAATTTTTTTATTAAGAGCATAAAAATCACTTTCACTTATATCAAACATTTCACCATCTACATCTATAAAAACCTTTTGTGGTTGATTATGCCTGACTATTTCAAAATAGTTATTTACAGATTGTAAATCGGCACATGATATACGCTCATGTTTAGTGGTGTCGGTGATCTTGGAGGAGATACTCTTAATCACAAGAAGCATGGGGGAAGGAGAAGAAGTTGTATTCGCCATTATATATATAACATATATAATAATTCTTTTAAGTGATTTTTTAATAAATAAAATATTAATTAAAAAATAATCTATATGTTTTTTTTCCTAAATAATCTAAAATTCATTCTCCTAAACTTCCATTAATCAAAAGTGTAAAATCGTGATCCTTAATATCTTCCCCTATGATTATCTTATTTCCAAGTTGAGATCCTCCATTACACATATGGACTTCTTCGTCTTGGAAGATTCCATGGCAATCTTTACACATGTGGTTTTCGTCTAAATAAACAATAGTTCCTGTAATCTGTTTATCTAATGTTGGCGGATTCATTTTTTTTTCTTTTTGTGTCTCTAAATACTTAATCGCTCTCATGTGAATATCGCTGTGAGTGTGGTGGGATTTATTATAATATGTATAAACTCCAAAACAAATGGGACATTCATAGCGTTCTTTTTCTTTATTCTTGTCATACATTCGCTTATTATATTCCCTTACCTTTTCAGGGGGATATTTATAAACTTTCTTCACTTTCGGGACGGGTTCGGGGACGGGTGTGGAAACTTCGGCGGACATTTCTTCTTATATATATACTATAAGAAATTATTTTTAAGTCATTTTTTAATTAAATAATTCTATATATTTATTTAACTAAATGTTCCAACCCCAGCACCGATAATAGACCAAAAGGAACATGTAGTATCTCCTATGAATTGCTGTGATACATTCCTTGGAACTATTGTGTATTTGGTGTAAGTGTTATTGTCATATTTGAAAGATCCTTGAAACTCGCAAGAATGAGGTAGAATTTCATGTGAGCGGATATATGCGTAATCATTATATATTACTTTCCAATCACCGCTGGAAGTGGTGTCATAATTAATACCAGTAATAGTAGTCCCGACAGATGGAACACCTAAACTCGTCCAAATTGTAATACCATCTTCTCTATAAAAAGTTGTTCCGTCTATTACTGCCAAATTTCCTCCAACATGGAATGCTTGTTGAAAGGTAGGAGCATTTGTTAAGATAATATTACTATCACTTGGTGCTGTGGTGCTGAGATCTAAATAGCAGTTGTGGGTTGAAGGAACTACACTAAAACCACCGACAGCATATAAATCTGTATGACCCGTAAAAACGATTTTATTTACATTTCCGTTAAAGACATTTCCAGCGACAACAACCCAAGTCGTTAATGCTATATCCCAATAAGCAATAAAATTACAACCCGTCGCACCAATATTTATTCCAACACCGCTGAAAGCACCTCCATAATATACCCGCCCGTATGTAGGTTCAAAAAGAATAGTATAAACTATACTATTTGCCCCGCCATAACTTTCTATAAAGGTTTGACTTCCTCCACCTGCGACATAGGGATCTGTTATAGTCAGCATTCGTAAGGCGGTGTTGCCAGTAGATGTAGTAGTAAAAGAACCGACTATATCCAATTCACCAGCGACATCTGTCATGTCATACACTTCCCCACCAGCGACACCCGCTTCTGTATTACCGCTGTCAAACATGAGATCTTCTGTATAAGTAGAGAGTGCGACCCTTGCTATTCCATATTGCGGTTGTGCGTTGCCGTTGATAGCATTAAAATTACCACCTATAAATACATACCCACCCTGCTCGTAAAATACATTAACCCTTGTCGTTCCACCTGTTAATGTCCCTGACATAGTGATATTGTATAAGGTAGTCGTAGGAGGATTGTCGCATACTTGAATATTGCCCGTTCCCTCTTCCGCCAACCATAAATAATTATTACTATCTCTAAAAAATGCGGAGTATCCAGCAGAAATTAAACCGCCATAATCCTCCCAACTACTCGTATTTGTTAGACCCAAATTGTTAAGTGTTAGACGCTGGTGAATCACCTGCGGAAGAGGAACTGCTTGTGTAGTGCTGTCGTTATTTGATAGGTAAGTATCTGGATAGTATTTCACATTAGAAAGATTAGTAGTTAGGGTTGTCGCCACATTTTGGAGTTGTGTGATTGAAATGCCATCTCCCCCTCCACCTGCTCCAATAAGATTTATAGGAGCAGATCCTATTGTTCCTATTGTAAATGCTGTCGTTCCTACTGATTTGTAAATAGATGTAGGTTGTATTATAACTTTATTAGCAAGGGTTTCTACACTAATACTTGTATTAAATAGATTTGCCTTCGTTGTAGGGGTTGCTTGAACCGCAGAAGTAAAACCAAGATTTCCATTCATGTTTGCTTGATTTGATCCGCTTGATAGGGTGATATTACTGGTTGTGCCTGTTATACTTTGTGCGGCGATATTGAGCGTTGCTGTTAGAGGATTTTGAAGATTGACGATAGGGACAGACGCAGTCCCAGTTAAACTGATATTCGTTCCAGCAGTAATAGATGATACACCATTAGTTCCCCAAAGTGTCTGTCCTCCTGTTCCTGCTGTTAGAACTTGTCCTGACAGACCGACAGCACCAGCACTATCAGTTATGGCGACTGCTCCCATGTTGAGTGTTGAAGTAAGTGGTGCTAATAAAGATACAACTGGTGCGGTAGGAATGGCATTATTCACTCCAATATTATTACCTGCTGTAATACTCGCTACACCAGCACCACCAGCACTCGCCCATTTTACACCTACTCCTGCGGTGCTGTCGGCAGTAAGAACATATCCATTTGTTCCTAATGGGATCGTGTTAGTGCTTGTCCCGTCCCCAACCAATAATGAACCTTTTGGAGTTGCTCCCTGAATCCTTAGATCCTGTCCTGCTCCACCTATTGTTAATGATCCGCCTAACAAAGGATTATCTACAACTGCTACTTGAAGATTATTTACACCAACTATGTCCTGACTTCCTGCTTGATTACCTGCTATTAGAACACTTGCCAAGTCGTTTGCTTGTGCTGGATATGGATATGGATTAGGTAATAACTCGTTAAAGATCTTATTATTAGATGCTATAATTCCAGAAACTGACATTCTATTATATATATTTAATTGAGATTTTATTTTATCTAATTATATATATAATAGAATGAATACTACTATTCCTGACAAGGCGATTTTAAAGGACATGGCGGATGCCTCCTATCAAAATAATTACAGCGACACGATAGATGGTTTTAATCTGGTTTTTCAAACTGATACTTTAAAGTTTTTCCAATCTACATATCAACCATTTTTTGTAGTTTCTGTAAGAGGAACAGCAGATTTCCAAGACATCCAAGCATGGATTCCATCTGCTATTAATAATATACAAAATACAGAAAGGTATAGTATTGATACAAAAGAGTTGCTAAACTTTCAACAACAAAATCCAACAAATGTTTATACATATTATGCGGTAGGGCATTCTTTGGCAGGGGCGATAATTGACGCATGGTTAAAAGCAGGATACATTACAGAAGCAAGAACATATAATCCAGCAGTATCATATACAGATCTTACAAATACTGATATAAATAATTATAGAGTTTATAGCGATGGCGACCCGTTGTATAATATCATGGGAAGATTTGTAAAGGGGAAGAAAGAGGTGAGAAATTATGTAGTTCCAAATGTTAAATGGTGGAATATAAAGGATAAGATCTTAAAACAACACACATTACAGAATCCTATATTTAAGGGTGGCAATATATTCCTTCAATCTTTGGCAAGACGACCAGTTTTTTAGTGGGGCAAGTTTGGATTTAGTGGGGTAAAAAATCAAAAGTCCTATAAGAATGAGATATTTACTATATATAGGCATAGTTTAACAAAATGCCCCACTAACTCATGGCGAACCCCACTAAAATTGAATTAAGGATTTAGATAAAAATTTAATCTCATATAATTATATATATAAATAATATGTCTGTATCAGGTATAATTAATCCAGCAACAGGAAAAATATATGACGAACTCGTGCCACAAGGAGGAGGAGTTCCTCTACAAAAGGGAGGACTTATTACAGCAAACGCAGCAGGAGAAGAAAAACCATTAGCAGTAGGAACAAATACTTTCATTCTTTCAGCAGATAGCACCCAAGACTTGGGATTGGCATGGATACCAGCACCAGCAGGAGGAATAGCATTTCAAGCACAAGGACAAATGTTATATGCGGGAGCAGGACCAGCATACGCAGATACTTTATTAGGTATTGGAAACGCAGGACAAGTATTAGGGGTTGCTGGTGGTATTCCAACATGGACTGATACAGGAGGATCTGGACTTATAACAGCAAATCTACCTCTAATTGAAGACGCAGACCCAGCACCAAATAGTAAAATCAGTATTAATTTTTCAAACGCAGTAGGTGAAATACCTTATGGAACAGCGACAAAAGTTGGAGCATTAACAAATGTTCCAGTAGCAGGACAGATATTAGGTATGGCAGGAACACCAGCAATTCCTACATGGATTAACGCACCTTCAAATGTAGATGTTATTGTTTATAGAAATAGTATTGATAATGTGCCATTAGTAATACAACCACCAGCAACTTCAAATTCAACATGTATTATCACAGCAGATAGAACATATCATACTTATAGTAATCAAATAAAAAACACACCCTCCTCAGGAGGAGGAGTAAATGTAGATGCTACGGGCAATAATTTAGTTTTTTTTGACTGGACTCCCGCAACTAATATATTTATTACTTCCATGAGTATAAATGTATATGTAGTAAGCAACGCACAATTTCCAGCACAATTAAATAATAATGGAGATTGTAGTATGTATGACGCAGCAGGAACGCAACTTTTACTGGCGAGTAGTAATTCTTCATGGGGAATAATTAATTCAAGTTTAGTTAATTTCACAGAACAAGCAGGAGCAACTTTTGAAACAATAGGAGGGACAACATACAGATTTATTTTTAATTGTTCTTTAAACCAACAAGCAGTAAATCCCACATGTGATTTAGTAAATGAAAATCCATTAGGGGCAGATTTTGCTGGAAATCTAACTATAAATGGTAATGAATATCAAAACTTACCAGCAACATTTACATTAACTGCTCCTCATAAGTTTAGAATAACTAATGATTTAACAGGGAAAACTTCCGCCACATGTGATAGTTTTTCGTCGCAATCATTCGTCGCAACAGGGCAACAAAGTGGATTACAAGATTGGATAGAAGTTGGAGGACAAAATGGAGGTGTAGCATATATTCCATAAATTTAGAGGATCGTGAAATATATTTAGGAAGAAATAATTTAATTATAAATAATATATTCTAAAAATAATATCTCATATAATTATATAAAACAAATGTCTATTTCGTCATCTGGAAATTTAGTGTCTGGACTTGGTCCATTCGCCGTTCTTCAACAAGGCGTTATTACTAAAACCGCCAACACTCCTCTTGTTGTCCCATGTTTGGGAATCCTTGCTGGTGATCTTGTCCTTCTTGAACTAAATACCGCAACCGCAGGTGTGGTTGGTGAAAAAATTACAATTCAGGTAGGAGTATCTTTTACAGCAACTTCCACCGACGCAGCAACTTTCGCTGGTTCATATAGTTATGCTGTTGTTAGATCATCCGCTATTGTTGTAAATGCTCCTTAAAATCTCTTCGTCGTCGCATAATTCTCTTCGTCGTCGCATAATTTTTCTTAATATATATATACTAAGAAAAATCACTTAAAGAGAAGTGGATATATATAATTATAATATGGCAAACATGGCAAACACACAAACACAAACCCTCCAAGACAAGATTGATTTACTTACTCAACAAGTAAATAAACTTACCAAAATTCAGGATTCTAAACAAGAATTTCTCCACAACCTCCAACAAGAAATATTGGAAGGAAGAAAGGAAGAATATAGAATTAGAGATGAAATAAGTGATCTTAAAAAAGAATTAAAATTAACTATTGAAAAAGAAAAACCTTTAAATGAATGTATTAGTATTATTGATAATCAACCTATTCCAAATGAACTTATTGATAGAGAAACTCAACAACAAATGGGAAGTAAATGGTATTACAATTTAACTATGATTGAAAGCGGACAAAGATTAGATCCTATTTTCCCTATGACTGACAATCGTGGAACACCAAAATTTTATGTCTGTTCTCCATGTCTTCGTGTAAAAGTTAAGGATCTTCAAGTAGGAGATATTGTTAGAAATAACTTTTCAAACTATCATAGAGATCTTCCTAAATATTATAGAGTTGTTAAAATAACTGCTTCACAAGTTCAATTTCAACCTTTCACATGCGAACAAGTTGGATATGAAGGCGACCAACATTCATTCAATCAATACTGGTTCAAATTTCATCCTGAATTAGATGGTGAAGTAAAAGCACACAAAATGAATATGACTTCCTCATGGCGAAAAGTAATTAGTGATAATAGGATTGATAAATATGTAGGTTCTCTTGACAATATGTATTCATCTCGCAAATATGACGGCGGTGCTTAATAGATTATTACACATTATAACACATTTTTATTAGATTTTTACATACTCATATTATATTGTATGTAATAATCTAACTATTTCATATTATTATCGTAATAATAAATTTATTATTACTATATATAATCCAATTCTCATATATTATTACATGTAAAAATCTTAAATATCTCCATCCCGTGTAATAATCCAAAATATAAATTAATTAAAATGAAATAATATTTAGAAATAATTAATATCTATATATAAATATATAAACAAAATGTCTTATCAAAGTCCAACGCAGATTTACTATGATTTAGATGTAGTTAATACATTTAATCCCAGCGAAAATACCACTCAAACGAACCAGTTGAACCGACTTACATTTACAGAAGTGAGATCTTCTCCAATTTTAGACAATCCAAGCGACTATTTTTTATCAATAGTAAGGTTTAGTTTAGATACTGCTGGTTCTATGCCTATCATGTTGCCACAGATAGATTTAGACCAAACACTCGCTTCTCCTGATTTTCCTAATGAAACTATTTATTATGTGAGTATGAAATATGACGATGGAGTAAATCCAGTTGTATTTCAAAAGAAAAGGGTTATATTTGTCCCTCAATCATTTACTCAAACAGGTTTAGGAGGAACACCAGTTCCGCCAACATTTCCTTTAAATTTAGAAAAAACAACATCCACTTATTATTGGTTGAATAGTTTTCAATATTTTATTTCCATGGTGAATACTGCTTTGAAAGATTGCTATGATCTCTTGTATATTCAAATTAATCAAGCACCATATCTCCCCCTTCCAATAGATATACAAACAGGAGCAGGAGCATTTGTTCCTAATTATGTATATATGACATGGAATAATGAAGATAATAGAGCAACATTAAACTTTCCACAGGCAACACCTTTCTCATGGGAACAATCAAAATTAGGAACACTACCAGCAAAACTTTTTCTTTATTTTGATAATCAATTATATACTATATTTAGTTCATTTGAAGCAATATTGAATTCAACCAGTTTAGACCCTGCTGTTGTTGGAATTGAAGGAGATAAAGCAAACTATTTTATTCAAAACTTTTCAAAATATGGAAGTAATTTTGTCAAAGGAGCAACTATAAATACAACAACAGGATCTCCTCCATATGATATTCTACAAATGGAACAACCATA